GAGATACTATTTAACTTCTATCCAGATGTTGTTAAGTGCTTCAAAAAATGAAAAGAAACATAAAATGATTCTTTCTCCTTACTCACATGTGATGGAATGTGAGTTTTCACTCTTGGGGCAGACTCAGCCCCGTCCTGTGCTAATAACACAATCGTGTTATTTAGAACAGTGTAAAATAGAGATGGAGATGGATGAACGAGAGCGATCTTCTTTAGAAGCTCGCTCCTATCGTGATTTAGAATTGCAAAGTATGCCTACTGATTTTATTAGTAGCATAACTCAGCGATTTCAAAATTACATTAGTTCCATCACCCCAGACACAGCATCTTTTGTGCGTGATCTATTTCTAACCCTAGCTTGGGTTTTAGGTAGATTAGCTAAGGTGCAGGATTTTCAAGATGTTATGGCCATTGGCGATTATATCACGAGAATTCACTTTAAGAAACCTATTGGTTCCTTTATTTTTGATTATATTTTTGATAATCAGGCTGAAGCTCAATCAATGGATTGGAGCGTACTTAAAGATTTGGTTTCGACATACGATGCTTTAAAAACACATCCTGCCGTTATTAAATTTTTAAAAGTTGTTTCAATTGCCTTTTCTGGTGGTATCCTTGAATCTCTGGGAATACAATCCTCCGCTGAGGATTTGTGGACTATGGTCACTGAGACCATGACAAAGATTATGGCCCATACTGATTTTATATCAGCAGTGTTTGATCTCATTCAATTTATTGGTGAGAGAATTGCCGCTTTCTGTGTTACCCGTTCTTGGAAATCATTGATTCACACCCCCACTTCTTATAGTAAGTGGGTTGATAAAGCTTTTGATCTTTTAGACAAGAGTGCTGCTTTAGCTAATCCTGAAGCTATTGGTATGGATTATCATTCCTAGGTGAATGATATAATTCGTGCCATAGCTGAAGGGGAAGAGATTAGACGATATGTTAAATCAGGCGATGCCAAAGATGGTGTTGCTCAGACTCTTTCCAAGTTACGGAACCTGTACACAGATATTATTATCAGAGATGCCGCTGGTGAATTCAGAATGGCACCATTTGCACTTTTATTATGTTGTGGTTCCGCTAAAGGTAAAGGCTCTTTGAATGATATTTTAAAGACACATTATGCTAAATTGTATAATAAATCTCTAGGATCTGAATTCGTGTACTATCGTACTCCAGTCGAACCCCATTGGAATGGATTTAAAAGTAGTATGTGGTGTTTGATTATTGAAG